GCAGAAGCAACGTCTGAAGAACAGATAATGATGTTACCTTTTCCTCTTCTTGTTTCTTGAGCGATTACGTTAGCGTCTCTCTCTACTTGGAACATTAAACCTTTGAACTTCTCAACAGACCATCTACCGTTTGAATCAGTATCTAAGTCAAATGTACCTGAAGTTGTAGTGTTAATGTTTGCACCTTTTTTTGCTTTTTCGTAAATTGTTCTTACTACTTCTCTGTTGATCTCAGCAAGGATCTCAGCAGATAAGATGTTAGCCAATTCAGTTTCAGCGTCTAAACCGTGGATCGCTTTTAAGTCTTGAGCAAGTTCCATTGTGTACTCAGCTTTTAACTGTCTAGTTTTAGCTGTTACAGTTGACTTCTCAATACTGAAAGCCATCTCTGCGAATGATGAAGAAGCTTCAGCAGTTGCTGTTGCAATACCAGTACCAGCAGTTACGCTAGTAGTAGTGTCGTTCATCAGACCAGGATTTAGTGAAGCAGAATGTGTACCTGTTCCAGAGAAATCTGAATCAGCTTCGTTGAATAATGCTTCTGTGCCTGAGTTTGAAGTAAATCTGGACTTCATTGCAAAGATCAGACCAGTTGGTCCAGTCATTGGTTGAACGCCACAGATGTCGTATGCGATAAGATTTGGCATAGCTCTTCTTACTAATGAGATTAGGATTGGATCCCAATTTGCAACAGCAGCATCACCTGTAATGTTTGCAATCTCACCTAAGAATGCTTTGTCTTCTTTCGCAGCCTTTTCTTGGTTTTCAAGGATAACAGCGGTTACCGCTTTCTTGTAAGGGTTATCTATTTTTGGTAGATCGCCATGCTCAAGAACCGGAGCCCACTTTTCCTGTAAGTTTTGCGAATTAAACATAATAGTTTATCTCTCCTTATTTCTTATTAATTTCCGTAGATATCTCTACTTTTTCCCCTACTAATAGCAGCCGCATATCTAGACATGCTATCAGACATATCAGATACTATGTTACCATCATTGGAATTTTGTTGTACTGTATCAACATTCTCAGTTGATTCAGGTGCTTTTGCTTGACCAAAATATGACTCTTTAATAGTTGCCAATTTTTTAGAGTATGCATCAGCATTTTCGAAAGCTACATCTTCTACTAAAGATTTCATCTTTTCTTTTTCTGTATCAGCCATTCCGTCAACAGCACCTTCAAAGATTTCATCTTTTGTATAACCTTCGATTAACTTTTTGTCTTCAATAGACTTCTCAGTCATTTCATTGATTTTAGCTTTCATTTCTTCAAGCTCTTTTTCTTTTGCTTCCAGAATGTCATACTTCTCATCTGGAACATCAATGTAATGATCTTCGAATAACTGTTTTAGACCACCAATAAAGTCTTCAGCGATTTCGCCCTTAATACCTTTTTCGATAGCAAGTTCGTTATCAGCCATCCACTGTTCCACAATGTAGTTCAGATAGTTGTCGACCTTAGTTGTTAGTTCTTCTTTTACAGTTGCTTTTGCTTCGTCTAATTCTGAAGCGTATTCGCTTTCTAATCTTTCGATTTCAGATTTTACTTTAGACTTAACAGCAGCTTCAAAGATTGTAGCAGCCTTTGTTTTAAATTCTTCGGATAAAGAATCATCGCCAGAAACAAGAGCGTTAACATCATCTGATACATCAATAGATTTTACTCTTTGATCTACAGCTTCTTTAACTTTTTTCTTGTCTTCTTCGTCATCATGCATTGCTTCTTTTTTTTCTTTGTCATCACCGTGCATTGCAGACATGATTTTTCCGTAAGCAGCTTGAATATCTGCTTTCTTCATTTTGTTCATGTTGTCATACATTGCTTGAATCATACCAGATTTTGTCTTTGGCATTTCCATGATTTCGTTTTCGTCTTCTTTATCTTCTTTATCTTTTTCGTCCTCGTCACCGTTGTCCGCAGCCTCTTTTACTTTTTGAGGTTTTTCTGCTGGTGCGGCACCTTTTGTAGGAGCAGAAGCGTCTTTCTTAATCTTGTCATCAGCTTTGTCTTGTCCTGGTTTTTGATCAGGTTTAACAAGTGCCGGTCCAAGATCCTCATAGTCGCCGCCTTTTACCATAGGGTCTGCTTTTCCAGCAGCTGCCTTTGGTGCGTCTGCGCCCTTAGGAGCTTCAGAAACGATTTCTTGTTCGTTTTTGATTTCTTCAGCCATTTGTTTTTTACTCTCCTAATTTGATATCAAATTTTTGCGTATAACTATTTATTATTTTGTTAATTTTCGCATAAAGCTTTCAAAGGCATGTGCCTCTGCTTTTGCTTGACGCTCTCTCGTTTCACGCTCAATTTGTTCTTTTATTTCAGAAACATCTTGTTCTTTGATGATTCCGTTGTCCCAAACCCACTCTTTTCCTTCCATGACACCGTTTACGAATGCCTGTGGAGCAGAAGGATCTGCGACTATATCGGCTGCAGTCGCTAAATAAAAATCAGATTTTACATAGTTGGTACCGCCTTTATTCTCTAGAGAACCCATGCCTCTAGAAGAAACTCCTAGTTGTGCGCCTTCATCTATCAATGATTTGACGATTTTTCCGTATGGAGTATCAGTAATCTTTGCTTCACCAATGTAATTACCTTTACCATCGCCATCTAGTTTAGTGATAAGATGTGATACTCTTTCTAGATTAACAGTTGGTCCATCAGGATGTCCTAATTCACCAAATGCTCTTTTACGCTCAACAAATTCTTTGTTGTATCTCTTAACTTCTTTTTCTAATACTTCCATGGGATAAACACGACCATTACGGTTTTTAATGTTTGCCTGCATGAAAATACCCTTGATTTTATGAGACTTTTTACCGCTCTCATCTGCCTCAACGATATATTGTGCCTCGTTTATTTCTTCTCTAATCAGTTTCATGTTGCGTATTTTCCCCTTTAGTTCTATTTATGTTACCTAACCTCTAAAATGATGCTATAACTATCATTTGCAACGAAATTGTGTGTCGAAAACAGTATATCACCTGTTGGTGAGGTCGCATTATTGGCAATCTGTATTGCTGGTGTTTGTAAATCTATTGTACCTTGACCTGCAAGAAAGAGTGCTGTTGCGTTAGTAGTTCCATCAAATAGAATTTCAACGGACCCCTTAGGATCCGTTGTATTGATACTATAAATTACTCTTGCAATTTTAGTAGATGATGACGCATGATTAAGTGCGCTTGCATCTACTTTAGTGACAAGACTTTCTCCTGTGCCGTCTGAGAAGTTCGTAAACTTCATCACGGTTTTAGAACCGCTTACATCAGTAATTGTTTGACTTGTTACGGTATCAGCCATTATCTTGTTTGTCCTGAGTTATCATAACCTTTTGATTTAGTTACTTCGATTATGATTGTTCCTGTTGCCGCAGAAGCATTGTTGATCAGTATATCACCAGTCACACCAGAACTCTCTGGGTTTGTGATCAGTGGTTGTTTTCCGTGATATCCGTAATCACCACTACCATGTAATGATATTGCATGATCATTTGAACTTGCGTCAAACAATAATTGTATATCACTTGTTGCTGCGGTTGTATTCCATTTAATACTTCTTATGTGTAGTGTTGGGTTAGACGAGTGACCTTTTAATGTACTTGCGTCAACACACACAACATTTGAATTGGTATCGTTGTTGATTTCAAACATTCTAACTGTTCGTGTTTGACTATCAACCAGATTCCTTGCATTTACTATAGCCATTTTTACTCTCCTTTATATGGTTAGGCCTGTTTCTTTTTCGAAATAAGCTTCTATATCTGTTGGTTGTACTCTATATTTTTTTGCTACATCTTTCATAATCTTAGGAAAGGTAGTCAAAACTTTTTGTGGTGTCTTTGCCATCATAGCAAAAACATCATCTACGGCCTTCTTAACTTTAGGCGCTAATTTTCGATAATTAAGAGAACGCTTATGTTCGTCTTTTTCTTTAATCGTCAATCTCAGCTGGTTCAGCGTTATCGCCATTCTGTTCCTCAGGTTCTTTGTTCATGATAGTGCCTGCCAAGTCTTTTCTCTTAGCGTCTAACTCACTACCTACTTTGTCTGCAAGTGCAGCCTTAAATTCTGTTTCTGCTGATACATTATCACCAGCGTCTAAAGCATCAATCATGCTTTTAGTATTTTCTATACTCATTAAAACCCTCCTTGGTCTTCTTCATCACCTTCTTGATCAGGCGCTTCTTGTTTTTCATTTTCAATTTTTTCTTTTTGTTCTTCTATTTCTTCATCATTCATTTTAAGAACATGTTTCATTGCCCATTCTTTAGAATAAACATTACCAAGAATTTCATTATCTTTCATGTTACGAAATATTTCCATTCGCTCTTTGAATATTTCGTTTTCTTTTATTTCAGAAAAATAACCATCTTCAACATATTCATATTTAATTGTTTGACTTAATTGATTGTCCCAAGCTTCAATAGTTACAATACCTTTAAGTACGAGTTGTGTTTTAAGTAAATCATGAAACAAATAGTTAAATCTGTTTCTTAGTCTTTGTACAAACTTTGTAAATTTAAGTTCGTCTCTACTTACTTCAGTTGAACGACCAAGTTGTAAACCACCAGACGCTTCACTATCAAGTCTGCTGTATGGCACATTCAACGATTGAAACAATTTCTTTTGGAAATACTTAATATCATCTATCTCACCAAGATTAGAACCACCTGGTAATGTAGTGATCTCTGTTCCTCTACCACCTTCTCGTCTAGGTAGCCAGAAGTCTTCAAGCATAGACATATATTGTCTATCATCTCTTATTTCACCTGTACTTGCATCATATACAAGTTTGTTTCGATATCTATTCATTACATCTTTGAGATATTGTTCTGCTTTTACTTTTGGCAGATTACCTACATCAATGTAGAATATTCTTCTTTCAGGTGCTCTTGATATACGATAGATAACAACACTATCTTCAATCATTCGCAGCTGATTAACTGGTTTGATTGCCTTATGTAAATAAGACAATATTAAATTCTTTTGTTGATCTACAAGACCACTAGGACAATATGCGATAGCGTCTTTGGCAATTTTAAGACCAGTCGTTGCACTTGCAGCAGGTTGTACACCTTTTTCATTATAGATAAAAAACTCATCAAATTCAACGGATTGAGGTTTTTTTGGATCTTGTGGTGCAAACTCTTGACCTGGTTTTTGTTTAGGTGCTCTTACTTTTTTAACTTTTCGTGGATCAATATATCGTAATTCTGTAATTCCTTTTTGTGGACTTTTAGGGTCAATTAATTTGTGATAAACTATTCTACCATCAACATACCATCTACGAAATATATCGTGACCTTTTTGTTCAAACTCTAATAATGAAAGAATGTTTTTAAATTCGTTTGAAATTCTATTCTTTAGTGCTGATGAAAACGGAACTTTATTCATGTTTAGACGAATAACTTCTTGGTTATCATCTACTACAATTGATTCATTAATGATATCTTCAATTGCTTGATCACACTCAGGGTGCATAGCAATTTCTCTATATCGTCTAATTAAATCTGATTCATTATTTACTTTACCTTCGATATCAAGATAGGTTCCAAAGTGACCACCACCCATAATAGTTTGCGTACCGTCATCTGATGTAGGTGCGGTAAATGATTGACTATTAGGTTTAGCCTCTTTACGCTTGATTTCGAAACCGAATATTTCTGCCACTACTATTCTCCTTTATACTATATTTAGGGCGCCTCGAAAGACGCCCTTATTCAACATTATGTTGTAGTGTTTGATTCCCAGTATTGGTATCTCCAAGTACATTCAAATGTTTCAAGTGTAGTTGCCTGTTCATATGATAAGTCAACCTGACCTATTATAGTTGGGAACATACCTC